CCTGACATTGTTGATTGTGAGAGAAGAAGGGTTATCGACATCAAGTCATCATGGACAAAAAAGACTTTTCCTAAAACTCCTGAGAAGGCCTATGATTTAGGGTATCAGTGGCAGGTCAAGCTGTACTTATACATGTTGAGTAAGATCACTGGTGAGGAGTGGCGACATGGTGAGGTAGCTCATGTGTTAGTAAGTACGCCTGAGACTATTAAGCCTGAGTGGGAGAGTGAGTCCTTGCACTTTGTTGATGACTTTATTGACAAGAGGTTGTGTGTAACTATTGTTCCTGTAGAGTTGACAGACGATGACATCTTAAAAATTGAGCGAAGAGTTAAGGCTGCTAAGGAGTATGCCGATGAGTATTATAATAAACTAATAAACAAATGATAGAGATAAATCAAGTAAAGAATGGGTATATCTTAAGAGATAATCGAAACCCAAGTATAGACAGCACGCAGGTGTTTCAAACAATGGCTGAACTATTGAAATATGTCAGCGAACATTTTACCCACAGACAGCAAGAGGTGTTGACTGATGGTCCTTTTTAGTAACCAATAAATAAATAAATATGAGTGCATTTAAAATGAAGGGTGTGATCAAGGTGATCAAGCCGACACAACAAGTGTCAGAGAAGTTTAGCAAGCGTGAGTTTGTAGTAACTGATAATTCAGACGACAAGTATACACAAGACATCTTGTTCGAGTTAAAGCAAGACAAGACAAGCCTGCTTGATAATTTCATGCAAGGTCAAGAGGTTGAGGTATCATTCAATCTAAAGGGTCGCGAGTGGACATCGCCACAAGGTGACGTTAAGTATTTCAACACGCTAGATGCTTTTAAGATTGATGCGATTGGAGCAGCACCAGTTGCGATCACTATTGCAAGCAACAGTGAAGACGAAGAATTACCGTTCTAATTATGCTTTGGGCTATATTTTATGTGTTATTTTCAGCATGTTTTACATTTGGAGTAACACACGATGAGGACGATAGATTAAAAGACTTAATTGCAAAAGGAGTTCTTTGTCTATTAGCAGGTTATGCAATGATGCCATTGTACTTGGGTGCATGGTTAGATTTAAACAACAGAAAGAAACATTAACTTTGTAGTATGGAAACAGGTAAATTTATCGGAACATTGTTCCAATCGAGAGACATGATGCACTTACAGCATCTACAGACAACATCATTTGCAGAGCACAAGGCTTTAGGACATTATTATGATGAAATTCTTGAATTGACTGACTCATTTACTGAGAAGTATTTTGGTCGCAACAAAAGAATTCCTATTACTATTCCTGAGTCGAAGGCTACAGATGCAATGAGTCATTTAAAATCAATGCAGAAATTGATTGAGGGTGAGGCTGAATCTGAAAACTATCCATGTGACTTAGAGAACATATTGGATGAGATGTTAGGTCTTGTTAATAAGACGTTATATCTATTGACGTTAGTATAATTGTTCCCGAAGTACAAGGGATCGTAGCTCAGTGAACGCTTATAGGGCGCACCAGTCACTCCTGGATCGTAAGTCAGGTGAAGTTGGCAACTCTTACAGGTCAAAAGAAAAGTTGCAACTTACCAAATGGTAACTTACTAAATGGTAAGGTTCTCAAGTGGCTGAGTGGTCGAAGGCATATAGGTCGATGGTTCGAATCCATCCTTGAGAACAAAGGTTCATGGTGAACAACAGTTATAGTTCTGTGGTTAACCCAACATACTGGGAAAAACTATATGCCGATAGGTATGTCTATTCGGCATTTTTAATCTAATAAAATTTAATATATGTTAAAGAAAGGTCAAAATGTTAAGATAACTATTGATGGTAGTTACTTCAAGAAAGGTCAGATAGTTGAGGTTAGTGAGCCTGACAAGTATGGAGCTTGGTTGTTAGGTGATGACAAGTACGGTAGTTATAATGACTGGTATTTCAAATATGGCGACTTTGATGTTGTCGATTCAGTTGTCGAGAGTATAATCGAAAAGTTTAGAGAAAGGTCTGCTGTTGGTATCAATAAGTATGGTACTACGTTAGATCGTGATGACTTAAATACAGATGATTGGTTGAATCATCTTCAGGAAGAAATGATGGATGCCCTTCTTTACATTCAAAAATTAAGATATGAAATTAAAAAAAACAATTAAGAAATACTACATAGGCAAAACAGTACATGGATCTCCATACTTCATGCCTAGGAATTTCAACAGGAATATCATAAGCATCCGAAAGAACAGCATCCCAATGGTCAGACGTGCGAAAGATTGGACGTTAAACCTATTTGGCAATCAGTATTGGATACAGATAGGTTGGCCAATAAAGATAACGTGGCATGGGTTGGGATGGAAGGATAAGTATGACACACCTAGGTTCGAATTTGCACCAGGCTTTTACATATACTTTTTCCATTGGCAGTTTTGCATGTGGAAGGTATCGCCAGATGGAGACAACGATAGATATTACGAGCAGAAGTTATGGCTTGAGAAGTATAGCAATAACGATTACAATAAAGCAAAAGAGACATGGCCTTGGGTTGACGGCCGAACGAAAGAGTCAACATGGAATGATAAATTTTTTGAGATATGAGACAGTTAGTTTATAATGCAGTAACGTGTTTAAGTTGCCTAGATACTATAGTTAGTTACCACAGACATGATTATAAGACATGTAGATGTAAAAATGCAGCTATGGTTGATGGTGGTACTGATTACGCAAGGTATGGTGCTATGGACATGAAGAAGATAGTTCACCATGAGATATATGCTGATGATGACTTTGAAAAAGTTAGGCAGTATGCAACAAGGGGAAGTAGGGGAAAAGATGGATTACAACCATTAAAATATATTCCAATATGTGAAATGGATGATGACTACTTAAAAGCAGTACTTAATTATGGTGGAGCTGAATGGCATTTAGATTTAATTAGAAAAGAAATAAAATATAGAGAAGATGAAAAGATGTAGTTACTGCGGATCTCTTATGAAGGATCATGATATTAGTGAATTTCTAGAAAAAATAATGGTTCTTATAGAGCAAGATAATTTAAATGTACCATCGAGAGCACAATCAAAAACACATAAAAGATATTTCTTGTATAAGAAGATGAGGGATATGGGTTTGACTTATGAAGAAGTAGGTGAATATTTTGGAAGAGATCATTCTACCATCATAGCTGGTGTTAGAAAACATGAGACGTATATTGAAATTAAAGATTCAAAATATTTAAAAGACATCGAAGAATATGATAACTTATTTCAAGACAATCAACGAGACATCGACACCATTCCATGTTGATGTAAGTGTAGCCATTGATAGAGTAAAGAATGGTAAATCAAAAGAGCTTGTAGAAGATGTACGCAAAGAGACAGAGAAGGGAGCAAGGAATGAGAAGAAGAAAAAGTTACCTGCTATTTGTTTTTCAGGTACATTCTCAAAGCGAGCTGACAATGCTATTATAGAGCATAGTGGAATAATATGCATTGACTTTGATGGGTTCAGAGACAACCAACATTTGTTCCAAAAGAGAGAAGAATTAATCTCAGACAAATATTCTTACTGTGTTTTTACCTCACCATCTGGAGATGGTATTAAGGTATTGGTTAGGATTCCAAAAGATCCAATGAACCATAAAAAGTACTTCAATGCTTTAAAGAAGTACTATGACTGCGATGAGTTTGACGTAACATGTAAAAACATCAGTCGGGTATGTTATGAGTCTTATGATCCTGACATACATGTTAATGAGTTGTCATTAATATGGTCAGACATGGATAACTCTGATGAATATAAGCCTGTTGTCAAACAGATGATAAGAGTTACCGATGACAATGAGATTATAAGACGTTTATCATTATGGTGGGATAAGAACTTTGGAATGATACCTGGTCAACGAAACAACAACTTATACATATTAGCAAGTGCGTTCAATGAGTTTGGTATAAGCAAAGAAACAGCAAGATCAGTTATTGAATCGTATGATATTAATGGAGACATGGCTCATGAGATACCATCAATCATTCAGAGCGGTTACAAAAATGTATCCAACCATAACACTAAGTTTTACGAGGACATCGACAAGACTGTAGCAATAAAGAACGATATAAAGAACGGTACTCCAATCAAAGAAGTTATTGAGCGTAATGAAGATGTACCAGTTGAGATTATTGACAAGATTGTTAGTGAGACAAACCCAAATGAGTTCTGGACAAAATCATCTAAAGGTAAGATTGAGTTAGTGCCTAACCTGTTCAGAGACTTCTTGACTAAGGAAGGATTCTATAAGTATTACCCTGAAGGATCAAAGAACTTTGTATTTGTTAGAGTTAAAGACAATGTTATAACAGACTCAAGTGAGGAGGTCATAAAGGACTTTATATTGAAGTATATCGAAAGCACTGGAGATATGTCAATCTATAACTTTTTTGCTATGAACACTAAGTTCTTTACAGAGAACTTCTTGAACTTCATAACAAATGTAGACAGTAGATTCATGACTGATGATTCAGAGACAGCTTATCTGTACTACAACAATTGTGCTATCAAGGTAACAAGACGTGGTGTTGAGAAGATTGACTACAAGGACTTGAAAGGTATTGTTTGGGAAGATCAGAAGATAAAGAGAAACTTTCTTGAGACATCACATGTTGATTGTGAATTTAATAGATTCATCACAAATATTTCAGGCGATGACAAAGAACGCATTAAATCAGTTGAGTCAACGATAGGTTACTTGATGCATAGTTATAAACCAGCGAGCTATTGTCCTGCTGTTATATTGAACGATGAAGTAATCAGCGACAATCCTGAAGGTGGTACTGGTAAGGGCATCTTTGTTAAGTCTGTCAGTCACATGAAAAAGATGGTTATAATTGATGGAAAAGGGTTCAGCTTTCAAAAGTCATTTCCATATCAAAGGGTACAAGTTGATACGCAGGTGTTGGTATTTGATGACGTTAGTAAGAACTTTGAGTTTGAGCGATTATTCTCAGTAATTACTGAAGGTATAACACTTGAGAAGAAGAATAAGGACGAGATACACATTCCATTTGAGAGATCACCAAAGATTGTCATAACAACTAACTATGCGATTAAGGGCGCAGGTAACTCGTTTGAGAGACGTAAGTGGGATCTTGAGTTCAAGCAGCATTACAATAAGTCTTTTACACCTGAGAGTGAGTTTGGTCACATGTTATTCAGCGGATGGGATGAGTATGAGTGGAATAAGTTTGATAACTATATGATAGCTAACTTGCAGTCTTATTTGAACAAAGGATTGGTACGTAGTGAGTTCAAGAACTTAAAAACACGTAAATTTATTGCTGAGACAAGTTCTGATTTTTGGGAGTGGGCTACATCAAAAGACAATGTGTATACTAGACCACAGATGAAATCATTAGGACAAGACTTATTCAATTCATTTACGCAGGACTACCCTGATTATAGTAACTATGGTAGGTACAAAGTATCTCAAAACAGATTCTATAAGTGGATAGATAGCTATGGTGAGTATGCGTTTGGTAAGAAGCCAATAGTAACACGTAATGCTCTTGGTAAGAATGTTGAGTTTGTATTAAAAGAAGAAGAACAATTAAATCTTAAGTTATGAAATTCTGTGAGTCTATAATTAGAAAAAGATTGGAGTTTACTGAGAAGCTCCATGGATATGCCAAGCATGGCACAAGAAGAAAAAATGAGCTTTCTAAAATGTGTAGAGACTATAAGGAGGCTCATGACTTTCTAACTGGTAAGATTGAAGCTGTATCATTCGTTCCTGACTATAGCGTTAGAGAAATCAAACGGCAGTTAAATTGGTTGGAATACTCTAAACATTTAAATGATGATTTAATTGAAGAAGTAAATTATGTTGTAAATAAAATGAAAGAAGATGGAGCTAAGAGATTATCAGACGAGGATAGCCAACCAAGCGGTTAGCATACTAACCAGACTTCATATTGTTTATATAGCAGCTGAAGTTCGTTGCGGAAAGACATTGATGGCCTTAGAGACAGCAAAACTATACGGAGCAAAACGAGTTCTATTCTTAACTAAAAAGAAAGCCATATCATCCATTCAGAATGACTATCATAATTTCAATTACCAATTTGAATTGGTAATAATAAATGACGAGTCAATGCATAAGTTGGAAGATACTAACTATGATCTTGTTATACATGACGAGCACCATAGATTTGGAGCGTTCCCTAAACCAGGACTAGCAACAAAGACTTACAAGCAGATGTTTGCGGATAAACCAATGATCTTCCTATCAGGTACAATGACACCAGAGTCATACAGTCAAGTCTACCATCAGTTTTGGGTATCGCATCACAGTCCGTTTAAGCACTACGTTAATTTCTACAGGTGGGCTGACGATTACGTTAATAAGTTCCAAAAGAAGATTAATGGATTCTTAGTTAACGAATACTCAAAAGGAAATGAGCTGAAGATAATGGCTGCTATTGCACCTTATGTAATTACATTCACACAACAGCAGGCTGGCTTCTCTACTGAAGTTGAGGAAGAGATATTGCATATCGCGATGAGCGATAAGACAAAGATGATTGTGAAGAAGCTAGAGAAGGACTTAGTTGTTGAAGGCAAGGATGAAGTTATATTGGCAGATACACCTGTTAAGTTGATGCAGAAGTTACATCAGTTGTGTAGTGGTACTGTCAAGTTTGAGAGCGGTAACAGTATGGTTATCGACACCACTAAAGCTGAGTTCATAAAAGATAAGTGGCGCGACAATAAAATAGGCATATTCTATAAGTTTAAAGAAGAACTGAGCGCACTAAAGCAAGTGTTTGGTGACAGTCTAACAACTGAGCTTGATAAGTTTGACAATGAGGACTATCAGTTTATAGCTTTACAGATTGTGTCTGGAAGAGAAGGAATTTCTCTTAAAAATGCTGATTATGTGGTATTCTATAACATTGACTTCAGTGCTACATCATACTGGCAGGCTCGTGATCGTATGACTACTATGAGTAGAAAGTTCAACAAGGTCTATTGGTTGTTCAGTGATGGAGGTATTGAGGATAAGATATATAAAGCTGTCAAAGCAAAAAAGAAGTACACAGTAAATATATTTAAAAAGGATTATAAACACTTAAATAGTGCGATATGACACACTATATATTTAAAATTATAGTGAAACTAGTCTAATTTATATGAATAGTGAATTATATTGCTCTTTGTTATATTTTTATTTACATTTGTCAATAACTTGGCAACAGAGCAGCAAATACAATCTAAATTAATCAAGCAACTTGAGAAAGAAGGGTACTATGTTATCAAGCTATCTGTCACAAATAAGACTGGCATACCTGACCTATTGGCGATACCTAAGAATTCAGATGTTGAGTTTATTGAAGTCAAGCGACCTGGCCAAAAGCCTAGACCATTACAAATATTTAGAATTAAAGAACTAAACAATCATGGCGTTAAAGCATCAGTCTACGATGGTACACAATTCTATAATGTTCCAGAAGAATAAGTCTAGAATCAGAGAATTATGTGCAGAAGGAAAAACATTAGATGAAATAAGTGAAATAACAGGAGTTCAAGTATGTATAGTTCAAAAATATATAAGAGGTATACTTGTCAAACATTACGGCAAGGTAGACTTAGGATATAAAGATGGACCGTATTATGAATCTGAAGAAGAAATGTTTAATAAAAAGGAATATGATTTTAATAGTTTAAGCGATGGAGAAAAAGAAATTTATAACGAACGAAAAAAAACTGGCGAGCTTGGTAAGTATTTTGCCAGTGCTCATGGACTTCATGGAAGATGTTAAGATAGTGTACCCTAAAATCTATGTAAGGCAAATTAAAAAGGCAGGCAATGACTTTATAAAAGAAGTTCTTAAAAACAGCGATCAGCTTTATCAAAAGATGGACATTGAGAATGATAAGGAGCTTAAAGAGTTCTTGTATCAGTTAGAGAATATGGGTCTAGCATTTAGGAATTGGTTAAAGGATTAATAAAGTATACTATTGTTTGGATAAGTCAGAACTTAGCCGTACCTTTTTGGGTAGTTGGTCATGTTCATTTGTCTTTAAATATATATGATGATGCAATAGAAGTTATTTCTTCTATTGGCATGAACATAATTGTGTTTGTAGGATTTATAATTGATTATAACTCGCGGAATATAGATAAAAACAAATGATTCCGCTATAAATAAATAATATGGGAAAAATAATTTTAGAATTCGATTCGTTCGAAGAGAAAGATGATGTGAGAGATGCATTAGATGGTTACAAATGGAAACTAGCTGTTTGGGATATTGATCAACATTTAAGAGCTATAGCTAAATACGGTAGTTATGATAATAGACAAGCTACTGGAGAAGAGATGGATTTTGCTGATAAACTAAGAGAAGAAATAAGAGATATATTAAATGGATATGGAATTAATCTCGAAAACTAAAGGAGTTTATTGTGCAGATGTCAAACTAAAAGCTATTCCTATTTCTATGAATTCAAAACTACCTAAAGTCTTTAAAACTTTAGAAAATATACCAATAGCTTTAGATGACAACCTAAAAGTTATTAATGAGTACTTCATAAAAAGAGTGATAAAAGGAGAAAATCTTTGCAAATATAAGGTTAATTATGAAATAATTATAAAAAAATATCTATCAGGTATTTGTTATGATGTTAATAAGTAATATATTTGTTCAAAGTAAATGGAAAACATCAACTACGTGAATGCAGTAATGACCGAGATTAATGATCTGACGGATTGCATATACGAGTCTTTAGTTGATGCTGACTACAAAGAAATGAAATCTAATATTCAAAACTTAATAAGAGTTTTGAGAGATCTAGATAGAACACATGAAGATATATCAGAATAGGGCACTTGAATTATTTTTTGATGAAAATAAAAGTGCAGCTGAAACAGCTAAAATAATTATAGAAGAATTTAAAATAGATCAACCTTTTAATTCAATTCAAAAAAACATTTATAATTGGACAAAAGATAGAGGTCTATACGAAGCATGTAAGGCTGCTCAAATAGACTTCAGTAAAGTAAGTCATTATTGGCACAAAGGAAAGCACTTTAGTATAAACGTCAAGAAGAATGATGAATTCAATTATGATGATTTTAAGCAAGACTTAATAGATGAAGTATCTAAGTGGAGTCCAAGATACCCTACATTTAAAAGAGAGGTATCATATGATCCACACTGCCTTGTATTTGATCCTGCTGATATTCATATTGGTAAGATATGCTCTAGCTTTGAGACTGGTGAAGAGTACAATATGCAGATAGCTGTTCAAAGAGTTCGCGAAGGTTTGCATGGTATATTAAATAAGTCAGCATCTTTTAATATTGACAAGATTATTTTTATAGCAGGAAATGACATTCTACATATCGACAACCCTAAGCGCACAACAACAAGTGGTACACCACAAGACACTGATGGTATGTGGTACGATAACTTTGTAACAGCTAAAAAACTACTGATTGAAATCATCGAGACACTAATGACAGTCGCTGATGTTCATGTTATATACAATCCAAGTAACCATGATTTTATGTCTGGATTCATGTTGTTGCAATGTGTTGAGGCATGGTTTGGTAAATGCAAACAAGTTACTTTTGATAATGACATGAAACATCGTAAGTACGTATCGTATGGCAAGAACTTAATTGGATGTACACATGGAGATGGTGCTAAAAATGCTGACTTACCACTATTAATGGCACATGAATCTGGATCATCATGGCATGAGTGTAAACACAGGTATGTATACGTGCATCATCTGCATCACAAAGTTTCAAAGGACTATATGTCTGTATGTGTAGAGACATTACGATCACCTAGTGGATCTGATAGTTGGCACTATCGCAATGGTTATACACATGCACCAAAAGCAATTGAGGGATTTATACACCACCCTGAGCATGGACAGATTGCTAGGTTAACTAATTTATTCTAATGATAACAGTTGAGGAAATGATAGCTGTTGTAGAGAAATATATCTACGAAAAGAAAAAAGTAAGGGTGCGCATCGAATTACGATACCACCCTTTCTTTATTCATTCAGACCTCAGCAAACTTAACTATTGCTACGGAATTGCTTTAGATTATTTTAAAATCTGATCGGCTGTTTCACCGTTCTTAATTCTTGTTAAATCTGAAACACTTGGCTCACCTATTGCTTTCATTAACTTTAGATATTCTCTTCCCTGACGTTCTGTCAATCCGCCATTTCTTTCTATGAACTCTATTTCGGAAATGGCTGTTTCGGATTCCTTTTTATCTTTCACTAATTGTATTTCCCACGATTTCAAATTACGTCCAAGATCTTTCTGTACATCAGAATATCTGTCATATTGTTTTTCTGTAACAGCTTTCTTCTTGATTCTATTAACGTAGTTTTTGCTAATTGAGCCAATATCTTTAGGCAGCACACCAGTAGAGTATGCAATTAAAAATGGAACAGCGTATTTTACTTTTTCGCGATCAGATTCTAATAATTTCTTAGTTGTTTCTCTACCTTGATACTCATCTGTAAATTCACCTGTGGTTGATAATTTTGATATTTCAGCTAATTCTTGGTAAGTACTTCCAGCAATTCCAATCATACCATAACTTCTATCAAAGTCATCTTCAAATACTTGATATGTTGCTTCTTCTTTAATCTTAGCAATAAATTCTTTTTCTTCAGATTCAGTCATAGCAGGCTCGCCTTTTAATTCTAAAACCTTATTTCTACTTTCAACCGCATCCTTTATTTCTTTATTTGACATCCAAGGATATTGAGCTAGTGCTTGATTCAACCCCCAAGTAGTAATTCCATCTGTCATTGGAATTGGAGAAACAATATCATTAACTATACTTTTTATTGGGTATTTAGTAGCGTTAATCAGTTTCTTTTTCTTTGTTTCTTCGTCATCATCGTCACCAAGTAATGATGCTGCAATCATATCATATAATCTTCTTACACCAAATCCAATCAATTGGAATGTTGTAAGTTCAGTAGCTAGACCAGCTAATGATCTCCATGCAATTATTTTATCTTCCCTTATAGCAGTTTTACTTGTTATTGTATTTAAGTCATTATACATTCTTGCCTTTTGGTTAAGTATGAATGATGCAAACGGAAGAACTATTTTTCTAGTTATTTGTTTGATTGGATCATCGCTTGCTAAAAATTCACCAGCTAACATTGGATCAGATATATTTTGTTGCCTATCAATCATAGCTTGAGCATACTCAGCAGCCTCCATGTCAATTTCATGTGTAGTCCAATCAATATCAGTACTCAACCCTCTTCTTTTTAAATTCTGTAAGTAGTAAGACTTAAATGATGATCTAGCAACAAATACATCGGGTCTTACCAGGAATTGTTTTAAGTACCATTGATTTAAGTCAGCAATTGCTTTCAATACTTCTTGCGTTCCAGTTCCTGTCATATCAATTTTTCTATCAATTGAATCAACTGTTGATTGTGATTCAAGACCACGATTTGAAATTGGAAGTCCTGATTTATTAAGCCACGCATTAAATTTAGCATCGGCTATGTCAAACCTTCCTGAGTTAACAACTGTGTTTACCATTACTGGTATCGTTTGACTTACAGCTTGACTTATACCACCCAAAGCCTTTCCAACACCAAGAGACGTGATATAATTTGTTAATTTGTTTAAGTATTGAATCGTGTCAGATGCAACAATGCTTTTACCTTTTGATCTTCTAATGTAAGTATTAATTCTTTTAGTCATTATTGATCTATCTTCAGACT